GATGGACGAAGCGAAGGAGACTTTAGGATTCGCACTCTTGCCGGTAGTCGAACGGTTCTCTAAATTTATGACCGACTCAGGAATCCCGGCTCTCAATGCGTTCATCGCTGGACTTACCGGAGAAAAAGGTATTTCAACAGCTACCGAATACGCCGGTCGCCGGGTCGATTCTTTTGAGCCTAAGATTTCTAAAACTCAGAAATCAGCATTCGACGCCGCTAAGGATCTCCGGGAGATGGCGGCTTCGGTTGGAAAATTATTTTCAACGATTGACGCCGGAACAGGCGGAGAAGGTTCATCGATTGATGGATTTATTAAAGCTCTTAAAGCTCTCAACGCGATCGCCAATGTCACAATCGGCATTCTTAAAGAACTCGTTTTTCTTGTTCAAACAGCCGCCGAATACTTGCGAAATCCTCTTTCAACAGGCAAGGACGATGTTGATCGAATCCGAAAAGGATTAGGACTTAAAGTCCAACAATCCGCATTCGAGACACCGGCAATCTCCACAGCTTCGGCAAGTGTTGGAATGTTTAGCTCATCAGTCCCAAGTCTGGGGCTTGAAGGAATCACAGCATTCGATGAGCAACTTCGAGCATTCTTGGGACAGCCGTCCGGGATCACGAACAACATCACCGTCAACGGAGCGATTGACTCAGAATCTACAGCTCGTCAGATTGTCGATCTTTTGAATGAATCCAATCAACGCGGAACGCTAGGCGGAGCCGGGATCCTAGTATGACCGCATGGTCGCCAGAATGGCGTGTCTTAATTAACTCGGTCGAATACACCGGGATAACACTTTCAAACCTTACGATCAACACCGGACGAACCGATATCAATGTCCAGCCGCTCGCCGGGTATTGCTCCATCGAGATTTTAAATGTCGATCAATCGCCTATCACAATCGCAATCAATGACGGTCTCACAATCGAAGTCAAAGACTCGACGGCTACCTTCGTCCCGATATTCGGCGGCGCGGTCTCTGACATCGCTGTCGAGGTCGCTAGGGCTGGATCTACCGGATATACACAGATAACTCGTTTAACGGCTCTGGGAGCCCTTGCAAGGCTTCCAAAGGCTACAACTCTCGGAGTCTTGGCACACGATTTCGATGGGGATCAAATTTACACAATCCTCGAACCTTTACTCTTGGGTAACTGGAACGATGTCCCGGCGGCAGAAACTTGGAACGCCTACAATGCGACCGAGACTTGGAATCAAGCTCTTAATTTAGGTCTAGGCGAAATCGATCGTCCGGGCAACTTCGAGCTATATCAGAGAAGCTCATCGCTAACCGATGTGTATTCGCTGGTCTCAGCTCTTGCCAGCTCTGGACTTGGTTATCTTTATGAGGACAGCGCAGGTCGGATCTCTTACGCCGATTCGGATCACCGAACGATTTATCTTGCCGCCAACGGGTACACAATTCTTTCAGCTAATGAAGCCCAAGCGGTCGGAATCAAATTAGCGACACGAGCCGGAGACATCAAGAATGATGTCATTCTTACCTATGGCAACAACTACGGATCAGAGGTCACAGCTCTTGACGCGGCTTCGATTGCAACTTACGGAACACTTAAAGCGATCGTTAACACGACCGTTCGCGGTGCGGTAGACGCGCAAGCCCAAGCGGATCGATATATTGAACTCCGAGCTTATCCACAGGCAAAACTTGATCGGGTTGTCTATCAGCTTGTCAATCCCGAAATTTCTGATTTAACACGGGACGCGTTGATTTCGATATTTATGGGGCTTCCGGTACAGATTGACGATCTGCCGCCGAATATGAACAACAGCCAATTTCAAGGATTCGTCGAAGGCTGGACATTTTCTGCCAGCTACAACACTCTCACGATTTCGGTCAATGTCTCGCCACTTCCATTCTCCATCGTTGCGATGCAATGGATTGATGTGTCGGCGTCCGAAACTTGGAACACCCTATCCGCTACAATGACATGGGACGAAGCGTTCATCGTCGCATAAGAAAGAAGGAAAATGGCAACGACTACCTACTTCGGTTGGACAACACCGGACAACACCGATCTGGTCAAAGATGGAGCCGCCGCGATCCGAACTCTTGGATCGGCGATTGACTCATCTATGCAATATCTTGAAGGTGGCACAACCGGACAAATTCTTTCAAAAACTTCCAATACCGACATGGCGTTCACTTGGATTCCAAATGACAGCGGAATCATCACAGCCTATTCAGCAAAGACCGACAATTACACAGTCGCGTCCGGGGACGAATACAACATTTTTTCAATGAACAACGCTGTCGCAAAAGAATTTCGCATTCCAACCGACGCGACTTTTAACTTTGCAATCGGAACCGAAATCAATTTTTTCTGGATTACCGGAGCTGGACAACCTTCGATCGTTGCCGTAACACCGGGAACAACAACCATCATCTCAACAGGTGCGACAAGCGCAAGCCCGAAACTACGCGTCGCCAATAGTGCCGCGACAGCGATCAAACTTGCCGCGAATTCTTGGCTTGTCGTTGGCGATATTGCATGAGCCCAATTCTTGGGATTCAATCATCAGCCGGTCGAGCTAGAAGCACTCCGACAGTCGAGTTCTTGGTTGTGGCTGGAGGCGGTGGCGGAGGCTCAGGTCAAAACTTTGGCTTCGGAGCTGGAGGCGGTGGAGCTGGTGGTATGCGTTGCACAACGACAGCGACCGGAGGCGGAGGTTCTGTAGAGAGTCAGTTATCAGTAACCGGCGGAGTCGCTTATTCAGTAACAATCGGCGGCGGTGGAGCCGGTGGAACTAATGCGGCAGGAACAGCCGGACAAAGTTCTACTTTTAGCACGATCACAAGCGCAGGAGGCGGTCAAGGCGCAGGAGTTCAGGGAACCGTTGCCGGTGGAGCCGGTGGATCTGGCGGTGGCTCTTTCTACACTCAAAACGGCGGAGCGGCTAGCCCAAGCGGACAAGGCTTTGCAGGTGGAAAAGAAACGGTCGCTAATGGTAACGCCGGAGGCGGTGGCGGTGGAGCCGGAGCGGTTGGAGTTAATGCCGCGGCTTCACAGGTTGCAGGTGCTGGAGGTGCTGGAGTATCGACTTCGATAAATGGCACTTCAACAGCTTTCGCCGGTGGCGGTGGAGGCGGTGCGCCGGTAACTGGAGCCGCTGGAGGTACAGGCGGAGGCGGTGCAGGTGGCGGAAATGCCGCAGGAACTAACGGGACAACTAATCGCGGAGGCGGTGGCGGTGGCGGTGCGGTAGCTGGCGGCGGCGCAAGTTTAGCTGGTGGAACGGGAGGATCTGGAATTGTCGTAATCGCTTATCCAGATACTTATCAAGCCGCAACACTTACAAATTTAACCTACACAGAGCCAACTCGAAGCGGTTATCGTGTTTACCAGATCACGGCTTCATCTAGTGGAACGATTACCTTCTGATGGCACATCACGCAAAAGTCGAACTAGGTATCGTCACAGCGGTAATCGTCACGATGGATTCTGACGAGGACACATTCAGCGATCGAATGCTTGCCGAGACTGGCGAGACTTGGATTCGCACTAGCTACAACGGACGCATTCGCTACAACTACGCCGGGATCGGTTATGTCTACGACTCAATCCGAGACGCATTCATTCCGCCAAAGTGTCATGATGAAGCGATAATCGATGAGGCGACTTGTCGATGGACTTGCACAAATTCGGATCACGATGTCAAACTTCCCGAATAACACAGCTCAACGCTTTATCGAAGTCGCACTCAATGAGGTCGGCTATATCGAGCAAGGCGAAAATCTGACCAAGTACGGAAAATTTACTAAAGCCGACGGCTTGCCGTGGTGCGGTTCTTTCGTCATGTGGTGCGCCAATGAAGCCGGTGTCAAGGTTCCAAATGTCGTCTCAACTCTTGCCGGATCTAAGAGCTACAAAGTCAAAGGGAATTGGCATGAGACACCCAAGCGCGGCGATCTTGCGTTCTTCGATTTCCCGGACGATAAAATTTTTCGGATCTCGCATATTGGAATCGTCATCTCC